ATGGCTCGACACACACTCACGGCACTGGCGCTGAAGGCACGACTGGCGGAAGCCCAGAAGGTCGCTGCGGAGAAGAAAAAACCGCAGCGCATCGGCGATGGCGATGGCCTCATGCTGGTCGTGCAGCCGAACGGGTCGGCCTCTTGGGTGTTGCGCTACACGACGACCAGGCGCACCGACATCACGCTTGGGCGCTGGCCCACGGTGACACTTGCGATGGCGCGTGAAAAGGCAGAAGAGAAGCGCCGGCTGATCGCGACGGGGGAGGATCCAGCGCAGAAGCGCGCCGAGGAGAAGCAGGCCCGCGCTGCAGTGGCGTCGCCCGACACCGTGCGCAAACTCTTCGATGACTGGATGGCCACGACGAAGGCCGATCTGAGCGCCGTCTACCGCGGCAACATCGAAGCCGCGATGACCAAGGACGTGCTGCCGAAGCTGGGCGCGAAGCGTCCCCACCTGATCACGCGAGCCGACATCATCGACTTGATGCGCAAGATCGAGGACCGAGGAGCCTTCGAGATGGTGCGGCGTGTCCGCATGTGGCTGCGCGAGATGTTCGAGTTCGGCATCGACGACGAGGAACGGCCGCTCATGCTGGCGTCCCCGGTGCCCATGGGAACACTGCGCAGCTTCAAGACGCGCAAGACCATGAACTTCCCCGCGGTCACGAACCACAGCGATGTGAAAGACCTGATGGTCGCCTTGCGCCGGACCGAGAACTGGACCGTGCGGGCGGCGCTGCTGTTCTCGGCCTACGTGTTCCAGCGGCCCACCGAGGTCCGCGAGGCCGTCTGGGCAGAGATCGACCTCGAGCAGGCGAAGTGGACGATTCCTGCCGAGCGGATGAAGGGGAGGCTTGAGCACTGGGTGCCGTTGGCGCCTCAGGTCGTCGAGCTCCTGCGGCAGCACCAGGGTGTCGTCGGAAGCGAGGGGTGGGTGTTCCCTGGGCGCCGATACGGCAAGACGCTCTCAGAGGGAACTCTGACGGGGCGCCTGAACGCCTGTGGCTACGAGGGGAAGCACTCGCCGCATGGCTTCCGTGCGATGGCCCGCACGGTGATGGACGAGTTGCTGAAAGTCGATACACGCTTCATCGAGAAGCAGCTTTCGCACGAGGTCGACGCCAGGCTGAAGGGCGCGTACAACCGCGCCGAGTACTGGGACGACCGCGTGCTCATGATGCAGAAGTGGGCGGACTGGCTGGACGCTCAGAGATGAGCTTCTGCAGGTGCGCGTCGATTTCGGATTCGAGCCAGAAATTCCCGCCGCCTTGCTTCAGCGGGGCAGGGAAGGTGCCCTTCTTGATCTCGCTGTAGATCGTCGATTTGCCGCGGCGCACGCGCTCGCAGACCTCTGGTATGCGCAGTAGTTTCATGAAACCTCCTTCGATTCGTCGTTGTCCTGTTCCCCCCTCCCCGAGCTTCTGATAGCGGCAGCGGGAGCTTCGGGCAATGGCATCCAGTGAGTCGCTTTGCAGTACCCGCTGGTGTAGTTCGATCCATCCATTCCTTTGGGCACGGTGCTTTCCCAGCAGCCACGGTTGAACTCTTGCCCGGAAACAAGCGATATCACGGGGTCATGGGTTCGTTCTGCCAAAGGGCGAAAGGCGATGAACAGGCGGCCATCTCTCGGCGCTGTTTCGATTGGCAGCCACGCCTCCTTCGCCGCCCGCTCAGTAGCGGCGTCCCAGACGGCTTGCATTGCGGTGCGCATTTGGTCGGCGGTGTAGAGGGGTTCGGCGTCAGGCGGCACTGCTCGGCCAGCGAGTTGCCAGCGCGAGCTGTGGCCGTGCGACATGTACCGATGTGCGGCCGGCTCCGGCATCAGCGCCTCGAACTCGTCTCTCAGGTCAGGCATGGGCATCTCCCTTCATTGCATCGTCGATGGCGGCGTCGAGTTCTCTCGGGCTGAGACAGGTCGCCCATCCATTGCTGTACTTCTCTACCGTGAAATCGCCATTTCGACCACGTATGAACCGATACCGCTCCGCATCAGCCCTCATCGCCTCAGCCTCATTGCGTGCGGCTTGAATGGCGGCGTCCCAGACGGCCTTGGCAAAGGTCTGCATGTCGGCATAGTCCTTGCCGGTCAGGAAGTTCCAGCCCACAGGAACAGCGAGCAGCGCAAAGTGCAATTCACTGCCTGGCTCGATCTTCTTTGCCACCTTCAGCGGCTCGGGCGATTCGGGTTGGGGGGATGTAGTCATGCGGAGGCTTCCTCTTCGTCTTCCGGTTCAGCCGGATTCACGCGCTCAGCCAAGCGGCGCAGTCGGTCGATTTCTCGGCTAAGGGCGAACTCAACGCTCCCGAAGTGCTTGGCATCGCGTCGGTACTCATCGCAGAAGCCTGCGATCTCGTTGGAGCGGCGATCAAGGATTTGGGCTATCTGTGCACGCTCGGAATTGGAGAGATCGGTGTGCTTAGCCACGGTCACCCCCTGCAGGAGTCAGGCCCTTGATCGCTGCATCGATGGCCTCCCGGGCCGTCTTGCCTTGCCCGTAAGCGTTGTCCATGCCATGGACGCGGTATTCGCCATCGTCTGGCGCATCGACGATCACGGAGCAGGAGAACTCATCTCCTTGCCTGACGATCCAATCGAGGCGAGCTGTGTCCGCCTCTCCCTCCTTTGCGCTCGGCGCTGCCTCGGGGGCTGGGGTTGCTGCGAGGGCTTTTCGCGTGTCTTGCTCGATGCAATAGAGTTGCAGGATTTCGTCCACGACGGCTACATCTCCCGTATACCAGCGGCGGCCCAGTTCTGTCAGGTGGTCCTTGAGTTGGCGCAGCATTTCGGCCAATGCGGGTTCGCGGCGAAGGCCGACTTGGGCTTGCTTGAGCAATCCCGAGTAGTCCACGCGCATGCCAGTGTGCTTGGCAGCCAGTATCGCCACCGCCCCCTGTGCCGCAGCCGGGGCGGCGAGGAAGCGCACGCGGTCGCGATAGCGCATGACGGTGCGGGCGTCTTCTTGGCTGGCAGGCCCCTTGACCAATCCGTCCTCGATCATTCGCTGGAGAGCCTCCCAAACCGAATCGGGAACGGGCTCTGGCGCCACTGCCTGCTGTGCTCCTGCCGGGGCAGCGAGGGCGGCGCGAGCTCGCCATGCGTCATATGCGGCCTGCGTCTCATAGCTCTCGTAGGACCACTTGCCGAGCGCGCTGCAGAACTTGTCGAGGCGATTCCCGCGCGCCTCGGCCCACGCTTCAAACGCCTGTTGCTCATCCGCCACCGCCTGCTGTGCTCCTGCCGGGGGAGGGGCGGAGAGGGAGGCAATCTCGTTGCTGCGCGCATTGACGACGTGCGTTGACCAGCATTCATGCGTGCGATGGCCCTCCTTCTCGCAATGCAGGCAGTAGGGCGCGTAGGTTTGCTCAGCCATGATTGCTCTCCTCCCCTTTAGGAGTGGCCTTGGAGTTCAGTCGATTGCAGAAGTTGATGGCCTTCACAAGCCGCAGATGGCGTCCTTTCCGGTCGCCTCCGGTGGCAGAGGCGTACCACTGCCCATGCCACAACTTGATGCGCACACGCACCGGCGTCATTCCGACCTCCCGCTCTTCTCTGCGGCTTTAGGAGCGGCGGCAGTGGCATTCCGGACTTCGTCTTTCTTGGCCATCTCGTAGGCCGCGTCAAGCGTGCTGGCGCTGAATTGCACGGGGCCGACTGGCGGGACGATGATCCATCGGTCAGCCTTCCAGATTCGCGCATACCGACGCAGTTCGACGCCAGCATTCATGCGGTCCCTTTGTTCGGGCGTCATGTCGCGGTGCGTCATTCCAGGACGAAGGCACAACCGCTCGTAGTCGATGCGGTCGGCAAGCTCGTACAGCTTCTGCTGCTTCGCGCTCGGGGTATCGCCATCGCTCTCCTCGGTGGAGGTGAGGGAGAGGGCGGATTCGACGTTTCTCACAAACGCGATCAACTCCTCGGCTGGTACGGTGGCAAGGGCCGTCGAATACGGGCGGACCGCTGTAACGCAATCCGCGATCTGCGTATGGCTCAGGACCACTGCATCGCCTCCCAGAGACTGGAGGGTGGGGCGGGTGGCGAATCCGCAGACGCGCTCGATGCTCACACCTCCGATCTCGAACGTGATCTCGTGTGCGCCTCCGCGCCCGTTGTGATCTTCTTCGTGCCGATCGAAGTCGTCCTTGATCTGCAGAAGCGTCTCTTCATCCTCTCTGCCGAGCCATTCGCGGATCATGAATCGGCGCACGCCTTCCCAGTCGGTGACAAGCTCGGCGCTGGCGAGGTCAGTTTCGCCCCACGCGCGGCACAGGAAGGCGTCGAAGGCCTTGGGCTCTCCTCGCTCGTCCACCATAGTGGTAGCGGGGGTGGGGAGGGATTTGAGTTCGTAGAACATGCACCAGGCACCCTGCACCCATTCCTCGCAGTATTGCGATTCGCCTTCTTCGTCTGGCTTGAAAGTCTCGCGGCTCCAATACGGCTTAAGCCACTTCTCGAACTCGACTCTCAGCGCACTTTTGTCGGTCATCGTCTGTTCTCTCTTTTCTGGCATGGTGGGACTCAGAAGGGGTGAAGCGGGCGCCGCGGGGGCGCTCCGAAAGATCAGTTTTCGATCTCGGACTGATCGACCTTCGGAAGCGCGAGCAGCAGCTGCACGTCGCGCGACTTGAACGTGGCCAGCTTGCCGAACACGGCCTCGCCCACGTCGTTGATTTCGCAGGTCCATGTCCACGTCGTGGTGCCGCCTTCCTTGGGCGTGATGTGCAGGTTGTCGACCTTCACGTCGGGCAGCGTGATGTCGCTCTTGCCGCCGAGGCCGAAGTCGAAGGTGAGCTCGCAGCCGGTCTGCTCACCACCCCACGAGAAGCGGCCGATGCGCTGGCCGATCTTCGTGAGGTTCGGGCGGTCGGTGATGGGCTCCACGCCGTCGAGGCCTTGCTGTTCCTGCTCAGCGGCCTGCTTCGTGTACAGCATGCCCAGCAGGAAGCCATCCAGCATCGACAGCGCGCCGTTGGGCATTTCTGCGGAGAACCCGAGCTTCACGCCCGGGTTGCTGTCCGGCGGCCGGTTCTTCTGCGACAGGACATCGATGTCGGTCAGCTTCGCTTTGGTCGAGGACTCGAGATAGAACATGGGTCAGGCTCCTGGAATAAAACGTGGAATAAATTGCGGTCGGTTTTGTAGAAATGGGCGCCGCCGAAGCGGACCGGCCGGGAAGCAGAACGGAGGGAGGACAGGGGATTGCCGGCCGGGCTCGCCCGAAAGGGTTAGACGGGGTACTTGCCGTCGATCAGCGCCGCGAGGTCCTTCTGCTGGTCAGCAGGCAGATGACGCGCCGTGTCGAGCACCAGGTCAGCGGTGTCGCGGCTCGTGGCCTTGTTGATCTGGTCTGCGAGCTGGGCGTAGGTCGGGCCGGAGTCCTGGGTGCTTGCGCCCTTGATCTCGCCGGTGTCTTCGTCGACGCCTTCCTGCACCGTCACCACGTCGGCTTCGATCACAGCGCCGCGGCCTTCCTCGGCAGCATGCGAGACGGTGACGGCGTTGTGCAGCTCGATGCTCGACGGCATGTACTTCAGCACCTGCAGCAGCGCTACCTTGCGCGCGTACATCTCGAAGTTCGATTCGCTCGCCTTCGCGTAGTGGCGGTCGCCGACCTTGTTGAACTGCTTCAGGTGCTTTTCGACCTTGGCGCGCGTCCACACCTCGATGACAGGCATCTGCGCATCCTTGACGCGGCCGATGGCGTAGACGTGGGTGAACTTGCCTTCGTTGTCGCCGGGCTTGTGACGGCAGAACGGTGCATCGCCGAGTTGGTAGTCGAAGTCGTCGCCCTCGAAGACAACACCGGTCCAGACGGTGGCGCGGCCGCTGCGCGCTACGAGGTCGACAAGCCCTTTCCAGCCGGGCACGAAGGTGCAGGTGGTCTTGTAGGGGATGAGGTAGCCTTGACCACCGATGCCGGGCTCCAAGCCGAGCTGCGCGGCCGTCATGATGCAGCCGGCGATGCTCTGCGGCGTGCACTGCTGCAGGGCCGGCGTGGTACTGAAGGCCGTGAGCGCGAGCCGCGCCATGCGGTCGGCGTTCATGTGCTTCGGCAGCGCGAGCGCCAGTTGCGGCTTGAGCTTGTCGAGGAAGCTCGAAAACTTCGCCACGGGCGAGACGGCGACTTGGCCAGTTGCTGCGGCCTTGAGGTTTGCTACGGTCATTTCTTTCCTTTCTTGAGGCGCAGGACGCGCACGGTTTGCTGCTTGGTGAATTCGGCGCAGAGCGCGGGGTGGGCTTCCTTGAAGTCCTTCGCGCGGAAGCTGCTGTGGCCTTGGCCCTTCCAGGAGGCGATCTCTTTCCCCTCGAAGGTGAGCAGGGCGTTCGGGCTGATGAAGTCGGCGATCTCGAAGGTCAGTGCCTCTTCGGCCTCCTCAAAGTCCTTGATGCGGGACTTGATGTCGGCGAGTTGGCGCACCTTGTCGGCGATCTCGGCTGTGGCTTCCACGGGCTGGCCGTTGTCCATCGGGAAGAGCAACTTGATGTCGCTGAACTCGATAGGGTCGGGCGGCGTGTCACCCAGCACGTGGTCCACCCAGAAGCGAACCATCTTTTCGCGCATGGCCGCCACCGTCTCGTCGTCGCGCAGCGTCCAGAAGATGTCCACGTCATCGAAACTGCGCAGCGCGGCAACCAGGCACATGCGCCGGCCGGTGACGCCCAGGCCATGCATGAACTGTGCGGCGTACTCGATCGGCACGTCTTCGCTGTCCGTCTCGCCCCACTTCTTGCGAGCGAAGCCGCTCACGCTCTTGGCGTCGGCGTTGATGTGCTCGCGCTGCAGTTCGTACATCTCCCCGCCGATCTCGACTTGGCCGGTGAGCCGCAGCTCGAAGTCGATCTCGCAAGCGAGGAACGGGTGCTCGGCATCGGTGTAGCGCTGGTTCACCGCAATGAGTTCGACCTGCAGGCCCATGTCCTGCAACTTCGTGATCGTCATGTCGCGGATGAAAGGCTCGAGCTTGTGCCCGCGTTCGAGCATGCGCTGCCGAACTACATCAGGCTCTTCCTTCGGCGCACGGCCGGTCTTCTGGTTCCACAGTTCAACCGGCGTGGCCCATGGGCTCAGGCCCATCACAGCCGCGGCGTCAGAGCCGCCCAGGAACTTAGAGCGGTCCGGCGGTGACAGCACCTCGCACGGCAGCAGGTCGGTTTCGACGGCGCCCATTACGCAGCCTCAACGACATCCTGAGATGCTTGCGCGACGCGGTCGGGCATCTGCTCGAATGGAAGGTCATGGGGCGCGAAGCCTGAGACTTCGACGACGCCGTCGTCAGTCTCAAATACGACCTTGTGCGACACGAAACTGCCGAAATCGGTTCGTTCCAGACGGATTGCCTTCACGCCGTGAATATTGGTGGTGCCGAGAAACATGGTCAGCCTTTCAACGGAAGTAAAAATGAACGCCCAGCGCGATCAGCAGCAGGGCAATGAAGAGGGCCGCGAGCACGCGGAAGCACCCGTTGGCGCGCGCGATGTCGTGGCGCTCGTCGGCCTCGGCGATCTCGTCGGGCGTGGGCATCTCGAACACGGCCGGATAGGGCCGCTGCTTGCGCGCACGCTTGGCGCGTTCGTCGGCGAGGACGATGGGAGCGTGGTAGCCGGTGTTCATGACGTCACCCCCACGACGATCAGCGCCACCACGAACAGGATGTAGATCACCCAGTCCACTGCGGTGAAGTCGCGCACCGGGTCTTCCATGGGCACGATCTCGCACTGGCTGCTGCGGTTGTATGGACCGAAAGCCTCATCGGTCGTGCGGGGGTAGCGGCGCGTGTTCATGCGGCCCTCTTCGCAATGGTGGCTGCGTAGTAACGCAGCAGGTCACGGATCTCTACGCGCGCCCCATAGGGGCCAGACCACGCACCGGCATCCCCGAACACATGCAACTTGCCGTCAGGCAGCAGACTGCAAACCTTGTAGCCGGGCTTATCACTGCATTGCCAATGCCGGATCACAAACTCCGTGTCCTTCGTGATTTGCCCAAGAACCATGCGTTGCTCGGCGCCTTCGTACATCCCATTCCATGACCTGGATTGGCATGCTCGATCAATCACTGCAAGAAGCGTTGCGCCATCTCGCAGCATCTCGTTTGCTGCATCAAGGTCGGCCAGCCATTCGCTCCATTCCTGCGCGGCGGACTTCGAACTGTGCTTTTTGCCGTCAGCGGTTTCATAGACCGTGAGAGTTTTGTATGCAGGGCTCACAGCACACCTCCCTGCTTAAGCGTCGCAACCGCCGCCAAGCCAAACCCAGCAGCACCGAACAAGAAGCCTGCGAGCCAGGCGATGTACTCGCGGCGGGTCACGATGCAGCCTCCTGCGTCTTGGCGAGGGCGGCGAGCAGCAGAGCAACAAGAGCCGCCCCAATATGAGCGAGCGCAGCGCGCGAGCCGGAGCACCGCGCACATTGACAGTTCCAGCCCTTCACGCCTCGACTCCATTGGCGCGAAGAAACTCTCGGCGATCTGCAACGCTCTTGATGCCAGCTGCCTTGCGAAGCATGGCGGCCTTGCCCAAGTCTTCGCAGTAGCGGTGGGCTTGCCCGAGGATGACCCATGTCGGAAGGCTTCCCTCGGCCGACGATTCCAGTTCGGCCGCTGCTGACTCCAGCCATTCGGCGCTGACGGTCGGGCGGCGCCCCGGCTTGCTCTGCGCGGCGCTCACGATGCACCTCCCTCAGCGGCGGCAATCGCAGCCTTGGCGCACTTGCTCGCCAGCGCCACCCGGCGGAACCCCATCCGGGTACGCGGCACGTCCTTCGTCACCTCGATCACTCCAGCAGGCCCAGCCCACACGGTGAACTGCTGCCCGCCGACCGTCACCGTGGTCTTGCGCGGGGCGGTCACGATGCGTTCCTCCGGACGATGCCCTCGATCCGCTCATGAACCAGGTCCATCAGCAGCTTCCCGACTTCGGCCGGCGCGCGTCCATCGCGCAGGCACTTGGCCAGGCGCTCATCGTGCGCAACATCGCCGACCGTCGAGGCGTCCAGCTCGCGCCACTGCCGCGTGCGGATCTCGTCGCAGCGCTCGCGGTATGCGCGGTCGCCGGCGTCTGAGGTGTTATCAGCCTTGGCCGGGAAGAAGTTGCGCCCGACCTTCCAGCCGTTGAGCTCGGCCAGGTCGACGGCCATGTCGGGGATCAGGTCCGGCATCGGGCGGAAGTTCCGTCCGTAGTCCCTTGTCTGGGGTGCTGCTTTCATGTCCATCTCCGTGTTGGGATGGATGAATTATTAGTCGGGCTGCTTTATCTGTCAACAGTCCGACTGATAATTCCTGCCGCGGTCCGAAAAAAAGCCCGCGCGCGGCGGGCTTTGGTGCTGGTGCCCCCAGCAGGGTTCAGGCGGTCGCGCGGGCGCGCGTACGCTCAGGCAAACACTTGGCGAATCGGGGTCTGTGTGTTCGTGGCCTGGAGAAGACTTATGCCGTGAAGGCAGGCCTCCTTCGAGTTGTATCCCTCACCGCTGGCAATGATCTCGTGATTTGCGCCTTTCAGCCGCCAACGCCACTGCTGAACACCGAGTAACCCGCCAACGGTGGAATAGATCTCGAAATACATGGAGCCTCCTCATGGCTGAAAAAGAACGCATCGCGGGCTGGAAGGCCCAAACCGAGTACGTTGCTGAATACACCCATCGCGGAAGTACGTGGGCGCTCAACTTCTTTGCCGTCGACGACGAAGATGCCGCCGCCAAGCTAGCGAGCTTGCGAGCGAGCGTGACGCTGCTGGGGAGGTTGGAAGGGCGCATCGAGGTGGACCTCCAGTAGGCAGCTCAGTTGCAGTGGAAGGTGTTGCCGGCCCCGCGCGCGCAGAACGATCCGTTCGTCCCTTGTAGATTGCCGCCCGCGACGAAGTTGTACCGCACGCCGTTCGCGGATCCCCAGCAGCCAGCCTGGTCGCAGTTCACGAACTGGCCGGGCGGCCGGCGCACTGGGTTGGGTTCGGGTTCTGGTTGGTACTGGGCGCGCGGGGGGAGGGGTGCCGCCGGGCCGTACCCGCACGCGGCCTGCATTTCACGGACGGCACGATCAACCATGCCAGCGTCCGGCCGCATTGAGTTGATCGACACCTCGTAGTTGCGCGTAGCACGCGCGCAGTCCTGAGCGTGCACACCACCAGCGGCCAGCACGGCAAGGATGAATATTGCATTGGCTCGCATCAGAAGTCCTCGCTTTCCCAGGCCTTGACCACTCGGCCAAAAATCTCGAAATCCATGCCCTTCACGATGTCGAACGGGTCGTAATCGGTGTTGGCCGACTTCGCCCGCAAGATCACTCCGTCGATGGTGGGGATGCGCTGTAGACGCTTGACGAACCCCTCTTCGCCAACGCGGAAGAAGTAGATGCCGTCGATGTCGGCGCGCGTGACGCCTGTGTCGATCAGCAACGGGTCGCCGGGGTTGAACACGCCCTTCATCGAGTCACCGAAGCCGGTCACGATCGCCAGGTTCTTCGGGCTGGTTATGCGGTGCACGTTCTTCTGGACCCAGTCGGGGCTGACGGTCCAACTGCGAATGACGCCTGGCTGATCTTGCAGCACGAGTCCGTGGCCCATCTTCCCTCCGGTGTCGAACTGGTTGATGCGAATGGTTCGGTCGGCAGGCGGAGACTCGATGATTTCGGCGTTGCCGTAGACCGGGAGGCCCTCGCGCGCGACGAGCGCGGACGCAGAGAGCTTGCGAATCTCATCCGCGAGGGAAGGGCTGAAAACCGAGACGTCGACGCCTAGGAGCGCGGCGAACTTCGACGCGGCCTCAGGGTTGAGCGGGATTTTCCCGTTCAGGTACTGGTTGATAGCGCTTTGGCCGAAGCCCATTTCGCCGGCACACCAGTCTTGCGAAGCCGGCAGCTTCGCCTGCTTCCGGTCGGCCTGCCACTGCGCGAACAGCTCCTTCAATCGGTTTGCGTCTCCGAGTTGTCGGACGGTTAAGGGTTTGGCGGGCATCAAGCGAGCCTATTAGTGCGGCTCATGAGAATCAAACAGTCGGGCTGTTGACTTTGACAATCAGTCCGACTAATAATTCCGACATGAACCCCATCAAAGCAATTCGTGAGCGGTTGGGTCTGACCCAGGCCGCGCTGGCAGCCGAGCTCGGGTGCTCTCAGAGCAACGTCTCGTTCTACGAAAAGGGTCAGACCGTGCCCCAGCCGATGGCGAAGGCGCTGATCACGACCGCCGCTCGGCTCGGCTTGGCGATCGGCTACGAGCACGTCTACGGCGACGAGGAACTGCCGCCCGCCCCAGTCCCCGAGCCCGAAGCGAAGGCTGCGTGACATGCGCAGCACCCAGAAGAAGGGCCCGCGCACGCCGGCGCTGATCCGGCCCAGCGCCGCAACAAGGCGGCGCACCGAGATCAATGCGCGCGTCAGCGCTGCGTTGGAAGCCGCACGAGCTCTTTCAGCCCAGTCGGAAGCATCCGTTGAAGGATGTCGTCGCGCTGCTGGAGGTACTGCTCTGTGACCGGAAAGCCCAGCGCCACACCGTGCATGCGTTCCGCGGCTTCTTCGATCTCGGGTGCCAGCTTCGCAGCGAGCTTCGGATTCTTCGCTGCCATCCGGAGGATCCCGATGACGCATACCTGCAGCCCGTGGAACCGCAATTCGCTCATCTCGGCAGCGCGGTTCTGCATCTCGAGCGTCTTGGCGAACAGCTCCCTGAAGCCGTCGAAGTCCTCTTGGTTCATTTCGTCCACCCCTCGCGGGGTCCGTGTTGTGGTGACCGGACTCTATCCCGCGAGCGGGTGGGCACCCATCGGAGCCTGACCCATGGCCGCCCACCCCCTCACCGCCTGGTTCGTCCTCGTCGTCCTGCTCGTGTACGTGAGCGGGGCGTTCGAGGACTACAGCGATTCCGAGTAGAGCGGCGTCGTGCACGTGAATCCATTCAGAGGCCTTGCGCGGCCGTCCTTCCGTAAGGCCCTCAAGCGGCCGACTCCCCCGCAAGGGGGCTGAGCGGATAGGGCGGCCACCTAAGCCCTTTTTTTCATCAACCAAAGCGATGGGAGTCGTTTTCATGGATCGCAGTTTTTTTCCTACCGAATGGAAACCACAAGAAACCACTGGAAAGCGCTGGCAAGCCGGCCTCTCCGTGACAGAGCAGGTTCCTCGCCCCGAGGCGGTCGAGCTCGAGTTGATCGAGCGTTCGGGCTTCAGCAAGGCGCTCTCCGATGCCGCGATGCAAAGCGGCATGGACAACTACCAGATCGCCGACGCGATCCACATCAGCCACGGCTACATGTGCAAGTTCATGCGCGGCGTGGGCGAGCAATGGGCCAAGCGCCTCGTTGCGTTCATGCGCAAGACGAAGAGCTTGGCGCCCCTTGTCTGGCTGGCCGATCAGATGGGCTGCGACGTTGTGGTGCGACACAAGATGTCCGCGGAGTTGATGGCGGCCTACTCCAAGATCCAGGAGTACGAGCGCGAACACGGGCGGCTGATCGCCTGAGGGGAACGCCATGACGAAAGCAGTACGTGCCACCGTCTCGAAGAAGTTGCGGTTCGAGGTCTTCAAGCGCGACGCCTTCACGTGCCAGTACTGCGGAGCTCACCCTCCCAACGTGCTGCTGCACGTCGACCACATCAATCCTGTCGCCAACGGCGGCAAGAACGACATCGACAACCTGGTCACGTCATGTGAACCATGCAACCTTGGCAAGGGCGCCCGGCTTCTGACGGTGGTGCCCGAAACGCTGGCCGCGAAGGCGGCTGCCGTTGCGGAACGCGAAGCGCAGCTGCTTGGCTACCAGGAAATCCTTGAGGCCAAGCGCGCGCGCATCGAGGACGAACTGTGGCGCGTTGCCGAGGTCGTCGACCCGGGAAGCAGCAAGTTGGGCATGTCACGGGATTGGACGGCCAGCATTCGACGGTTCAACGAGCGCCTTGGAGTGCATGCGGTGCTCGACGCGGCTGAGATCGCCAGAGGCCGCTATCCGTGGGGCGGCAAGCGCACGTTCCTCTACTTCTGTGGGATTTGCTGGAACCTCGTGCGCCAAGCTGACGCTGGGCGAGGAGGGGAACTCTGATGGCCCGCGCACGCAACATCAAGCCGGGGTTCTTCAAGAACGAAGACCTCGCCGAATGCACGCCGTTCGCGCGCCTGTGCTTCGCCGGCCTGTGGACGATGGCGGATCGTGAGGGACGCCTTGAGGACCGTCCCAAGCGCATCAAGGGCGAGCTGTTCCCCTACGACAGCGTGGAGGTCGAGCCACTGCTTGAGGAACTGGTGCGCTGGGGGTTCATCCGCCGCTACCAGGTGGGCGGGGAGCGCTTCATCTTCATCCTGAAATTCGTGGAGCACCAGGCGCCTCATGGCACCGAAAAGGACGGAACTATCCCGGATGAGAACGGTTTCCTCACGATCCACGAACGCGGCAAGAACGGGTACATAACAGGGAATTACCGCCTTGAACCCCATGCCTTAACAGTTAAAGCGACCAGTCAAACTTCGAATCAACCAGCTACTGATAACGAGTCCTTAACTGTTAAGCCCCCATCTCCAGATGGGGGGCAAAACACCCTGATTCCTGATTCCGGATTCCTGATTCCTGATTCCCCCATCCTGAATCCTGATTCCGAAGAAAAGCGCGCGCCACTGCATTCCGCGGGCGAGGCCTGCAAAGCGATGAAGGCCGTCGGCCTGCCTGGCGTGAACCCCTCGCATCCCGACCTCGTGCGGCTGCTGGCCGCTGGCGTCACCGCGCAGGAGTTGGCCGACTGCGCCGTCGAGGCCGTGAGCACCGGCAAGCGCACGCCGTTCGCTTGGGTGCTGGCCACCGTCGAGGGTCGCAGACGCGATGCCGCGCAACGGGGTGCCGTGCCGCCAGCGCAGCAGTCCGCGCCCACCGAAACGCCCTACGAGCGAAAGGCTCGAGAACGCATGAACGCGTGGGCGCCAGGCGTTGCGAAACGCGCGCCGCAGCAGTCCGAAACCGTCGAAACGGAGGCCCGCGATGTCTCTCCCCGCGCCCTGGGTTGAAAGGATTTTCGAGCGGCTCATCGTGCGCTACGGCCGCGACTTCATGGCCCGCTACGAAGGCATTGGCAACACGCCAGTCGAGGGCGCAGATCTCGTCCGAGCAGACTGGGCCCGAGAACTCGACGGCTTCGAGCGGCATCCCGCGCTGCTCGCATGGGCGCTCGACCACCTCCCGGATCGTCCGCCGACGGCCGGCGAGTTCAAGCGGCTGGCGAAGTCTGGGCCCGACATTCAACCCGACCAGCAACGCCTGGAGGCACCGCGCCCGGCGTCCCGTGCCACCCGCGAGCGCCTGATCGCCGCCATCAAGCCCGCCCTGAAGCCGCAGCAGCGCGACCCGCGGCAGTGGGCTCGCGACCTCATCGAACGCCACGAGAGCGGGCGCTATCGCTCCACCCCCACAGCCCTGGCCATGGCGCGCGATGCGCTTCGTGAGCCGGCTTTCCTTGCCGAGGAGATCACGCCATGAACCCCGTTCACATTCGTCGCCCCGAGCCCGAAGAAACGCCACTGTCGCCCTCCGAGCGGCTGGTCGCAATTCGCGAGGGCTTCCATCCCTACGAGATCGAGCGCTGGCACCCGCAGATCGCGCGCAACTGGTCGCTGCTGTCGGCTCGCACGCACCGGGCGCAGGCGATTGCGGCGCTGCCTGACCATCTCGCGCCCGCGCGCGCATTTGCGGAGGCAGCATGAGCCACACGAAGGGCACACGCCTCGACGGCATCGCCACGCTTGAAGACCTGCGCCAGCGCTGCGTGATCGACGAGGAATCGGGCTGCTGGCACCTTCGCACCGCGCGCGGCCGGGCATTGCCACAGGGCCCGCGGCACGTGATCTGGGTGTTCGGCATCGGCCACACCACGGCGACGCGCGCCTCGTGGCTGCTGGCTCACCCGAAGCGCAAGCTGCGCAACGGCTGGGTCTGCTACCGGACCTGCGAAAGCTACGACTGCGTGGCGCCCAAGCACATCGTGTCGGGCACGCGCAAGGCCTGGGGCGAGCACATGGCGGCATCAGGCAAGGGCGTCACGGCCGCGAAGACAAAGGCCAACCAGACGGACGCGAAGTCGACCTGGAAGCTCACGCCCGAGCTCAAGCAGTGGCTGCTGGAGAGCCCGCAGAGCGGTATCGAGGTGGCGCACGCGCTGGGCATCGCGCAGGGCCGCGCCAACGCCATCCGAGCAAAGGAGCGCGCAGCCCTGATCGCGCGGCCGGCGTCCAGCGTCTTCGAGTTCGCCCAGCGTCACACCCCGTTCAACCTGGTGCGCGCCTCGGTACGCGCGGAGGGACTTGCAGCATGATCATCCTCGCCCTCGACCCCGGAACAACGCAGACCGGCTTTGTGCGCTACGACGGCGCACGAGTTGCAGAAAGCGGAGTGATGCAGAACAGCGACATGCTTCTGTTCCTGCAGAACGATGCACGACTGGAGGCTCAGCACCTTGCAATAGAAATGATCGCGAGCTACGGCATGGCCGTGGGCCGCGAGGTCTTCGAGACCTGCCGCTGGATCGGCCGCTTCCAACAGGCTTGGCACTCACCTGATTCCGTGGAGTTCGTCTACCGCCGAGAGGTGAAGCTGCACCTGTGCGGCACATCGAAGGCCAAGGACGCGAACGTGCGGCAGGCGCTCATCGACCTGTTCCCGGCCACTGGCGGCGGCAAGACACCGCAGATCGGCACGAAGGGGCAGCCCGGCCCACTGTACGGCGTCTCATCGCATGCATGGCCGGCGCTCGGCGTCGCTATGACGGTCATGCATCGCGAGCGGCCGCGCATCGAGCAAATCGCGCAGCCGGTGGTGCAGGGCGAGCTGTTGGGGGTGGCATGAAGATCACCCAGCAGCAAGCCGAAGAGTTCGCCAAGAAGGTCGTGGGCGACTACCTCACCGCCTGCAACCTGCAGGACGCTAGCCAGATCGGCGACGTGCTCATGAAGCTGTGCAGCGTGGCGGGCGTGATGATGGCCAACGCCGAGGGATCGGAGCAGGCGTTCGACAGGCTGCTCGGCACCGCGCAGTTCGTCCTGAAGAGCATGCCGAAGCAGCCGGCGCACCTTGGGCCGATCCAATGACCTGCGCCACCTGCACCCACTGGCGCCTCGAAGGCCAGCTCGCCCAGCACGGCTACGGCCAGTGCCAGCAGCGCCCCATCCAGCAGCGCGCTGCCATCACCACCAGCGCGCAGAACGTCTGCAGGCTGGGGAAGTTCGTGGCGATCGTGCCGAAGGAGGGCGCTTGACTTTGCTTTGTCGCCCCAAAGGCCGAGGCAACTGGCGGGTGATCCCCATGCTGCTGCCGGACACGCACGCCGACTTCTTCGCGTTCCGCCCCAACATGACCGTGACCATCGGCAGCCGCGTGCTGCGCATCGTGGAGGTACGCCCTTGAAGGAAATCGCAACATCTCCTCGTGTCTCCTGGAGCCGGCTCATCATCGATCTGGGCCGACATGGCTACACCAGCGGCCAGATTGCGGCGGTCGTAGGCTGCGGAAGCAGCACTGTGCGCGACTGGAAAAACCTCGGTTCGGAGCCGGAGCCGAGCCATGTTGATGGCGAGCGGCTCATTGCCTTGTGGTGCGCCGTTACCCGCAAGCCGCGAGATGAAGTCCCATTGAACCTGAACGACATCCTTTCGGCCGCCAACTTCAAATAGCCGAGATTCCGGCTTCTTTGCTTCCGAGACTAGGCGCTCCCAGAGATGGGACGTCAGGGCGCGACAGCTGATGGCCTGTATGGGCTGAACCCAAGAAACACCGGCGGGGCACTACCGCACCCGCGCCGACGCAGCGTTGATGCAGCGACTGCGACAAGGACCATGCGAACGTGACTGGCAATAGCGCATGGGCCGAGGCAATGCATCCCTCTGGGAACTTGGGCTTGAAACCGACAGATGAGCGGACAGGCTGGAGAAGGTGACAACTGGTCACCCTGCCGAAGCTATGGCGAATTGCGCCGGGATTCCGGCAGAGGGGTGCGGGACATTGCGGCGTCCCTACCAACCCCTTCAGGAGCCGCACCATGGGCCGCACTGCCTCCCCCGTCACCCCGGGCACCAATCCCACTCCGGACGCATCCGAGGCTGAAGCCTCCCCCGTCACCCCGGGCACGGGCGAGACGAACACCGCAGCAGCGGGCACCGACCTTTCGGAAACCGTGAAGGCCCAAGCCGCCGAGATCGCCGAGCTCAAGGCCATGATGCGCACGATCGCGCGCAACCAGGTCGCCGCCGCCGTGCCCGAGAAGGTCGAGCTGCCGAGCATGGCCTCGGTCCTCGAATCGAAGCCGACCATCCCCGTGCTGACCGAGGACGGCTGGTACGTCCCGCTGGTCCACCCCACCGACCGCAAGGTGTCGTAAGCCATGTGCGGAGGTGGCGGCAGGGCTCCCGCGCCAGTGGAGCCGCGCGAAGACCCGCAGGTCGCGGCAGATCGTGCCGCGGCCGAAGCTGCGAGCAAGGCCAACGCCGAGGCTGCAGTGCGCAAGACCGCGCGCCGTGCATCCGCGCTCTCCACGGGCGCCGGCACCACGTCGGCGCTCAGCTACGGAAAAACCACCCTCGGGGAATAGATGACCGAAGCAGCCGACCAACTGGACCGCCGCTACACCCAGTTGGCGGCGCAGCGACTCCCGCACGAGACGATCTGGCAGGAGGTCTTTGAATACCTCGCGCCAGAGCGTGCTGTCGGCTGGTACTCCTCACCCACCGAATCCGCCGGCACCACGGCCGCCAACCAGCGCGCGGTGCTCTACGACTCGACCGCAATCGATGCTGGCGAAGTGCTCAAGTCCAACTTCGCCAGCTGGATGACGCCCGACAACTCGCGCTGGTTCGGCCTGGACGCTGGCCAGGACGACGAGCAGACGACCGCGTGGATGGACGGCGCGGCGCAGTTCCTCTTCGAGCACATCAACTCCGCGGGCTTCGGCGCGGTAGCCGGTGAGTGCTACAGCGACATCGTGCCGGCGGGCTGGTTCGTTCTCTACATCGACGAGGGCAAGGACGAGCAGGGCCGGCCCATCGGTGGTTACAACTTCGAGCAGTGGCCGCTGTCTCAGTGCTTCGTGGCGAGCAGCAAGCCTGCCGGCCGCGTGGACACGATCTACCGGTGCTTCGACATGACGGTCGAGCAGGCTGTCGCCGAATACGGCCTCGACAAGGTGAGCGACGAGACCGCCAAGCTGTTCAACGACGGCAAGCTGACCGAGAAGGTGCCGATGCTCTGGGCCATCGAGCCGCGGCGCAAAGGCGAGTACGGCGCCGCGCTGTCGAAGAACCTGCCGTTCCGCTCCTGCCACATGGAGAAGCGCAAGAAGCACATCGTGCGCGAGTCGGGCTACCACGAGTTCCCGTGCGCCGTGCCGCGCTGGCGCCTGATCCCTGGCACGCCGTATGCCACGGGCCTCGGCTCCAACGTCCTGCCCGACGTGAAGACGCTCAACCAGATCAAGAAGCTCGAGCTGATGAGCCTCGACATCGCCGTGGGCGGCATGTGGAAGGCCGTGGATGACGGCGTGCTCAACCCGAAGACGATCCGCATCGGCCCGCGCAAGATCGTGGCCATGGCATCGCTGGAGAGCATGGCGCCGCTGGAGACGGGCGCGAACTTCAACGTGTCGTTCTCCAAGTGCCAAGACCTGCAGCAGGGCATCCGCCGGGCGCTGCTGGCCGACATGCTCACGCCCCAGGGCGGCCCGGTGCGCAGCGCCACAGAGATCGCTCGCGACATGAACCAGATCCGGCAGCTCATGGCGCCGCTGGTCGGCCGCTTCCAGTCCGAGTTCCTGCAGGTCACGGTCGAGCGCTGCTTCAACATCGCCTATCGCGCGGGCGCGCTGGTCGCCAAGCTGGGCCCGGTGCCCGAGGGCCTGCTCGAAGGCGACTACACCGTGAAGTACATCAGCCCGCTGGCACGCAGCCAGCTCATGGAAGAAGTCACGGCGATCGACACCTTCGTGGCCGGCCTGCTCGCGCTCGCTGGCTCGACGCAGGACATGACCGTCCTCGACAACATCAAGCTCGACGATGCCAACTACGAGAAGGGCAAGGCCCTAGGCGTGCCGGCCAAGCTGCTGCGCGGTCCTGAAGAGCTGGCCGAGAAGCGCGAGATGGACAACCGGAACCGGCAGCAAGCCCAGCAGGACCAACAGGCCCAGGCGCTGCAGATGAAGGCCGGCGAGACGGCCATCGACGCTGCCGTAGCCGCATGAGCCGCGATGTTTCGCCAGAACAGCTCCCCGAGCTGTATCGCCAGATCTTCGAAGTCGACAAGCGCGGCGCGCAGATCCTTGAAGACCTCGTGCGCCGCTATAGCAAACCGGCTGTCGTCGAGGGCGGCATCGACGCCGTGATCAAGACCTATCACCGCATGGGCGAGCACGAAGTCGTGCAGCACATCATCCGCATGATCAACCGGGCCAATTCCGTGCCCGACACCCAGGAGAACGAACCATGAACTTCGGAGCACGACATGTCTACATGGAAGGAGAAGCTGGCGCGGCTGGCGGTGGCGATGGTGCAGCGGGTGCCGCAGCCGGTGCCGCCGGCAGTGGTGCAGGAGCCGCCGGCGGTCAACCGGGCGCAGCGGCGGGCTCAGGCGCGGCAGCAGGCGGCGAAGGCAATCCAGCAGGCTCGGCGCTGAGCGGCGGCAACGAGTGGACCCCGCAGTCCATCCCCGAGAAGTTCCGCGTCAACGGCGCCGATGGTGAGCTCGACCTCGTGGCGTCGCTGCGCAAGGTCGACGAGCACCGCAGCGCGCTGGAGAAGCGCATGGGCAGCGGCGACATCCGCCCCAAGACGGCCGACGAGTACAAGTTGCCGGACAACGACACGTTCAAGTCGCTGCAGCTCGATGATGCTACGGCCAAGGCTTTCAAGGAAAAGGCCCACGGCTGGGGGCTGAGCCAGAGCCAGTACGAGAACGTGATGAACGAGTGGGCCACGCTGGCGCCCAGCCTGGTGGGCGCGGGCCAGGCTGAGACGGTCGAGACGGCCGTCGCTGAACTGAAAAAGACCTGGGGCAACGACTACGACGCCAACATCAGGGCATCGTTCTCTGCCGCCGTGAAGGTCGGCGCCGCGGCCGGCTTCACCTACGACGAGGTGGACAAGGCCATCGGCAACAACCCGGTCGCGATCCGCATGTTCGCTGCGCTGTCGAAGGAGATGGGCGAGGACGCGACGCCGGCCGCAGCCAACGGCGGGACTGGTGGCGGCGCGCAGACGGCGGCCGACTTCCTGACCGAGAACTTCGCGGCCTACAGCGATCCGAAAGACCCGAAGCACAAGTCCGTGACCGAGCGCTACAGCGCGCTGCTCGCGCGCGAGACGAAGGGCAAGAACGAACCGATCTGAGCGTGGGCGTCTCCTTGGTCGAGCAGTCGACCTTCAGCCCGCCAGCGAAAGCTGAGCGGGCTTTTCTTTTGCCGGGATTCCGGCACGTCGAAATCTGACATTGCAGGCCACGGCCCCGCTTGGCATGCGGGATCACCGAGAAGCCCGCAGCAGCCAGCGACGCAGGCCCGGCAACGGATCACCTGAACGGCGAACACCAGTTCAAAACTTCAGGAGTTCTCAATGACCGATACCGTGACCCGCCAGTTCGTAACGCAGTTCGATTCCTCGCTGCGCCTGCTGGCCCAACAGAAGGATTCCCGCCTCCGCGCCACCGTCTTCGACCGCGGCACCATCGAGGGCGCGAGCTTCACGATCAACAACCTCGGCGCCGTCGAGATGGACGAGAACGTCACCCGCCACGGTGACACCATCTGGTCCGACATCGACCACACCGCGCGCACCGTGCCGATGCGCGACTTCTTCAAGGCTCTGCCGCTGGACAAGGCGGACATCCCGAAGATGAAGGTCAACCCGGTGACGGGCGGCCAGTACATGCAGCAGCTCGTCGCCGCGCGCAACCGCAAGATCGACGACATCATCTTCGCGGCTGCCCTGGGCACGATCAACAGCGTGGACGGCACGACCGGCCCCTACACGCTGCCCGCCGGCCAGATCATCGCCGCCGGTGGCACGGGCCTGACCAAGGCCAAGATCATCCAGGCCCGCGCGATCTTCCGCGCCAACGAGACCGACGACGAGGAGCTGTTCTTCCTGTGGGACTCGCTCGCCATGACCCAGATCCTGAGCGACACCACGCTCACGAGCGCGGACTTCATGGCCGGCAAGATGATCCAGGAAGGCAACATCGCCAACAAGTGGCTCGGCTTCACCTGGATCCCGTACGAGCGCACCACGGTTGCCGGCGCCGTGCACACCACGGCCGCCTACGCCAAGAGCGCCATCCACTTCGGCATGGGCTTCGAAGAAGGCAGCGTCGATAAGCGCCCCGACAAGAAGAACTCGCTGCAGGTGTCGATGGCCGGCAGCTACGGCGCAGGCCGCCAGGACGAGAAGAAGGTCGTCCAAGTCTCGTTCCAGTAATCGCTGGCGCGAACCCCGGACCAACTCCCAGGAGAAAACGAAATGGCTGAACTTCTCACCGTCACCCGCACCCAGGTGGCACAGACCGCAGGCACCAAGGCGCCCGCGGCTTCCTTCAACCGCATGCGCGTCGCTGTCATCGAGACGCCCGCGGCCTACGCAGCGCCCGCGCAGAACGACACGGCCGGCACCTCCATCGTGCTGCCGCAGGGTTCGCGCCTGCTGCTGCCCGTCACCGTGTCGTGCGCCGCTGGCACCGCGTCGAGCACGCTGTCGGTGGGCCTGCGCGACCCAAAAACCAAGGTGGCCATCGACGCGACGGCCGTGGTCAACGCGGCGGCGATCAACGCAGCGTCCACCTCGCAGGTCAACACCGGCACGAAGACGATCAACGGCCAGACCTACCTGCTGCCGCAGGACTGCGAGCTGTACCTGACGTTCGGCGGCGCCGCAGGCTCTGCCAACCAGGCGATCCGCGTCGAAGTCCCGTTCGTCGCACCGTAACCAAGGGGTCCGCCCCTGCAACCGGAGGGGGAGGCCACGCCTTCCCCTTTTTTCGTTTCTGGAGAAGCCGATGTCCACCTCGATCTCGATCTGTTCCAACGCGCTGCTGCAGCTGGGCAAGGCCCCCATCGCTTCCTTCAGCGAGCCCGGCGACCTTGCGCGCCTGTGCTCCAACCTCTACGGCCCGGAGCGCGATTCGATCCTGCGTGAGAACGACTGGAACTGCGCGATCAAGCGCGACGTGCTGGCACCGATGGCGACGACGCCCGCCTTCGGTTTCTCCGCGCAGTTCGCGCTGCCCAGCGATTACCTGCGCATGATCAGCATCGGCGACTGGAAGGTGGGCATGCCCGCATGCAACCGCTTCAAGGTCGAGGGGCGCCGGATCCTGGCGAGCGGCACGGCTCTGCCGATCGTGTACGTCTTCCGAAACGACCAGGAGGCAACCTGGGACTCGAAGCTCGTGGAGCTCATGACCGCCCGCATGCTCTGGAAGCTGGCATACCCGGTCACCCAGTCCACCACGCTGCGCGACGAGCTGAAAGCCGAGTACATCGCCATGGCGAAGTCCGCCCGCGCAATTGATGCCCAGGAGAACCCGAGCGACGCCCTGAGCGACGACTTCACGCTGATCACGGGGCGGATGTAATGGCTCGCGCTTCGCTGATCCAGACCAATTTCACCGGCGGTGAGCTTTCCCCCGCCATCGCGCTCGGCCGCGTCGACATCGCCAAGTACAACAACGGCGCGCGCCGGATCGAGAACTGCGTGCTCACGGTGCAAGGTGGCGCCAAGCGCCGGCCGGGCACGCGCTTCATCCGCGCGACGAAGGATCAGACCAAGGTGGCGCGGCTGATCGATTTCGTCTTCAACCGCGGCCAGGCCTACGTGCTCGAGATGGGCGAAGGCTACATCCGCTTCATCAAGGACCGCGCCCATGTGCTGCTGTCCGGCTCGCCCTACGAAGTCGTCTCCCCCTACACCGCCGCGCAGCTCCCGACCGTCAACTATGTGCAGAAGGCGGACACGGCGTTCTTGGTGCACGAGAACGTGTTCCCGTACCGCCTGCAGCGCTTCGCGGATTCGCAGTGGGGCATGGCGAGCATCCCCTTCATCACGGCACCCTTTGAGGAGCAGGGCGACTACCTTGAGGTGGCGCTGACGCTCAGCCAGACCGGCGTGGGCCCGGCGACCGTGACGGCAGCGAGCACCATCTTCCTGAACTCGGACGTCGGGCGGCACATCCTCTACGGTGGCGGCGACGCGCTGATCACCGGTTTCGTCGACAACTTCCATCTCAACATCACGATCCGCACGCCGTTCCCGACGGTGAACCTGCCGGCCTTCGGGTGGAACCTCGACGGCAGCCCGCAAATGGGCATCGCGCCTTCGAGCGTCGGCACCATCGGCCAGATCATCTCGCTGTCGTCGGACTATGCCTTCTATGAACCGGCGAAGACCATCGGCGCGATGATCGCCAACGGGCTGAATGGCGTGATCGCCACCGTCACCGGACATGGCTATTCCACCGGCGACACCATCTCGCACTTCACCACGGGCGGCGCCGCCTTGAACGGTTCGTATGTCATCACGGTGATCGACGCCAACACGTACACCTACCAGGCGGTCGGCACTGGCGGGGTCGTCGGCGGCTCTGCTCGCCGGCTGCTGGCGTCGCCGGACGGCCGCGTGTTCCGGGCGAACGACGTGGGCAAGGTGATCTCCGTGAACGGTGGCCTCGTCGAGATCGTTTCGGTGCCGAGCAACACGATCGCCAACGTGAAGGTGCTGCGTCCGCTCACGTCCATCGTGCCCGCGGGCGCGAACGCCTGGACGATGGAGAGCCCTGCATGGAATGCACGCCAGGGCTACCCGCGCGCGGTGACGATCAACAAGCAGCGCCTGATCTTCGGCGGCTCGCAGGGCTACCCGCAGAACGTGTGGGCCAGCCGCATTCAGGAATACCTGAACTTCCAGTTCGGCACCAACGACGACGACGCCTTCCGCTTCGAGCTCGACGGGCCACGCAACAGCCCGATTCGCCACCTGGTGCCGGCGCGCCAGATGCTCGTGCTGACCGAGGCGGACGAGATGAGCCTCAAGGGTGGCCAGGAGAAGCCGATCACCGCCACCAACATCCAGAAGACCGACGAGTCCACGGTCGGAGCCAGCTCGGTGCGGCCAGTCAAGATCGGCAACGAGATGATCTTCGTGCAGGCGGCCGGGAAGAAGATCTCGGCCATCGGCTACCGCTACGAGATCGACGGGTTCTCGTCGCCGGACCGCACGGTCTTCGCTTCCCACATCACCGGGCCGGGCGTCACCCAGGTGGCGCACCAGAAGGAGCCGGACTCCGCGCTCTACGCTGTGCGGTCGGATGGCCAGATGGCGGTGTGCGCCTACGACATCGAGCAGGAGGTCACCGGCTGGTCGCGGTGGATCACGAACGGCGCATTCGAGTCGGTGGCCACGATCCCGACAGCCACCGGCGAGGATGCCTACAGCATCGTCCGGCGCACCGTCGGCGGCACCACGAAACGCTACGTCGAGGTGTTCGACCCCGACATGCTGGTGGACTGCGGCATCAGCGGAACTCACCCGACCGGGCAGGCCACGTGGACAGGGCTTGACCACCTCGAAGGCGAAACCGTCCAAGCGTGGGCCGATGGCGCGTATCTGGGAACCTACGAGGTGTCCGGTGGTTCGGTCACTCTGACGCGGCCGGCCAAGTCGGTGCAGATCGGCCTCGGCTTCACCTGCCTGATCGAGATGCTGCAGCCCGAGTCCGGCGGCAATGGCACGACAGCGCAAGGCTCGCAGGTGCACGTGAACGAGGTGATCCTGCGCGTGCTCGACACCACCGCGGCCGTGATCAATGGCCAGGAGATCGAGTTCCGCCGCTTCGGCGCCGACCTGCTGGACGTGCCGCCGCCCGTGTTCTCCGGCGACGTGCGCAAGACCACGCTCTCGGACGAGATCTACCGCACGAGCCAGATCATCACCCAACCGTACCCGCTGCCGTTCCATCTGCTGGACGTCATCCGGCGCGTCACGATCAACGAGGGGTAGCCCATGAAGGTTGAAGTAGCCACGCCCGACGACGCAGCCGAGATCGCTGCGCTCGGCCAGATCCTGCACGACACGTCGAGCTATGCGGCCATTCCGTACAACGTCGCGAAGGTCGAAGCCTTGATGCGAAGCCTCGCGGCCGGCGCCGGCGTGGTCTTCGTCGTACGCAAGGACGGCGCGATCGTCGGAGGCATTGCCGGCGGCGTGACCGAGTGGTGGTTTAGCGACGAGCGCCACGGCTACGAGTTCTCGTTCTTTGTGCGCGAGGACGCGCGCAACGCATTCACCGCGGTGAAGCTGGTGAACAGCTTCCGCATCTGGTGCGCCCGGCAAGGCGCCAAGAAGGTGCGGCTCGGCATCACGACCGGCATTCACGAAGACAGCACCGGCAAGTTCTATCGCATGCTGGGCTTCGAGCCGGCAGGCACTCTTTTTTCCCTGGAGGTCTGAGATGGGCATCGAAACAGCACTCTTGGTCGGCCTGGCCGCCGCGGGCACCGCAGTCAGCGTCTACGGCCAGCAGCAGCAGGCGAAGCAGGCCGACGCCATCGCCAGCCAGCAGGAACAGATCGCGCGCGACGACGCGGCGTATGCCGCCAGCGAGGCGCAGCTGCAGGCCCGGGCCATCCGCAAGGCGGCCGACAAGCAGCGCGCCGAAGCGCGCGCCGCGCTGGCCGGGTCTGGCGTGGTGGTCGGCGCCGGCACCGCAGAGCAGATCGACACCGAGATCCAGCAGCAGAGCGAGGAGGACGCGCTGATGGCGATCTACGACGGCAAGAACCGGGCGCGCAGCATCACCCAAGGCGGCAACCTCGCGGCGCAGCGCAGCCGCAATGCCGCGGATGCAGCCCGGATTGGCTCGTGGACCTCCGCGCTCCAGGGCGGCGCCACCATCGCACGCGGCTGGAACACCGGCGGCGCCAACGCACCGAGGGCCTGAGCATGGCGAAGATTCCAACCGGCAACTTCGGCTTTCGGGTGCCACAGGGCGGCGACACCACGCCGATGCCCCAGGTCGACAACCAGGTGGGCGATGCGACCCAGCGGCTGGGCGCGACAGCTGTAGGCATTGCTGGCAGCATGCTCGAGCAGCAGAAGCACGAGGCCAAGATCGCGGCCGACCGCGCCACGCAGGTGCAGGTGATGACCGCGCACGCGAACATCCAGAACGGCCTGGCCGACGCCTTCGACGCGGTGAACGCCGACGTGCTGGATGGCAAGACGGACAAGATCGCAGCCACCGCTGCGTGGCGCGACACCTCGCAGAAGATCATTGCCGACAACCTGAAGGGCGTGCCCGCCGACCGCGCGCCGCTGGTGGCCGCCCAGGTCAAAGGGCTGGAAGGGCAACTCCAGAACCGTCTGTTCGACACCTTCCGCAAGCGCGACCAGCAGGATGTGGCCGCCGGCCTGCTCACCTACAACGAACAGATGCAGCGCTTCGCCGCGACGGACCCGAAGGCCGCAATCCAGCAGTGGGGCACGTTCGTGGACCAGATGGGGCCGGGCGCCGGCTGGCCTGCGGAGCGCATCGCCAAGGAAAAGCAGACCTTCATCGAAGGCGTGACCTTCAACCAGTTCCGGCGCGCGGGCCAGCAGGCGATGCAGTCGGGCAGCGTGGCGGCCATCGAAGAGGTGCAAAAGCGCCTCGCCGGCCCCGAGGGCGACGCGCTCGACCCGGCGAAGCGCAACACGCTCGACCAGACGCTCTTCGGCTGGCGCACGAGCATCGAGGCGAAGCAGGCGCGCGCCGCCGACAAGGCCGAGCGGGACGCCACGAAGCGCTTCAACACCGCCACCGACACGCTGAACCAGTGGGGCGACATGGCGCTCAACGGCGCCACCGCATCCCCCGAGTTCATCGCCACCGCCGTGCAGCAGGTCGAGGGCATTCCCGAACTGCAGCCGCGCCTGCGTGACCTGCTGGAGACGCAGAAGGCGGTGTCCGGTTTCGCCAACCAGTCTGCGGCCCAGCGTGCGGCCATCCTCGAAGACGCGCGCGCCGAGCGCTCGAACCCCGCCCGCGGCACGGACCCCGCCGGCGAGCGCCGCCTGAAGGCTGCCGAGCAGATCGACGACCGCCTGCGCCAGAAGGTCAACAACGGCGAGGCTTGGGCGGCGGCCCAGAGCGTGGGTGTCATCGGCGCCGCGCCGCTCATGCAGATCACCAACCCTCAGCAGGCTCTGCAGGTCTTCCAGCAGCGCACGCAGGACATCACCGCGGTGGAGGCCTGGGCCGGGCGCAAGGTGTCCCCGCTGCAGCCCCAGGAGGCCGAGCAGTTCCAGAAGATCGTGCGGACGCTGAAGCCCGACCAGGCCGCCTCGCTGCTCGGCCAGATCGGCGGGGTGGTCGGTGATGCCGATCGGATCGCGGCCATCGCCAAGCAGATCGGCGACAAGGACAACACGATGGGCATGGCGATGCTCTACGCCAACTCGAAGACGACGCAGGGCCGCTACACCGCGGAACTGGTGCTCCAGGGCGAGCAGGCCATTCGCGACAAGACGGTGCGCATCGACGGCGCCGTGGAATCCGGCTGGCGGGCCGACATCGCTAAGAAGGTGCGCGGCGCCTACTCGAACCAGGAGGTCGAGAACAACATCGTCGATGCGGCATTCAAGATCGCCGCGGCGAAGGGCGGCGACATCGACAACGCGATCAACCTCGCGGCCGGCGGCATCATCGAACGCAACGGCGGCAAGATCCCGCTGCCCTACGGGATGAAGGAGCCGGAGTTCGACAAGCGCATCAAGGCATTCACCGCGGCCGACCTCGCCGGCCAGGCGCCCGACGGCTTCGTGCAGGCCGGCCCCGCGCGCATGCCGCTCGCCGACTTTGTGAAGACGCTCCCCGATGCGCGGCTCGTGCATGCCGGGCAGGGCCTCTACAACGTGCGCGCCGGCAACACCCTGGTGACCAACGAGCGCGGCCAGCGCATCACCCTGAAGGTCAGCCCATGATCGACGCGATGTTCCAGCAGGGCACCGACCAGGCCCTCGACGACCAGATCCAGCGGCCCGCGCCCTTCAAGAAAGAGGGCCCGGGCTTCAGCACTTTCGGGCTTGGCCGCGGTGCGGTGCTGGGTGTCGGCGGCGGTGCGGCGAACACGCTGGCCTTCGGAGCCGAGCTGGTGGGCGCGTTCGGCGACGTGGCGGGCGCCGGCGGCTTCAACCAGGGCGGCATGTTCAGCACGCCGACCGCAGAGGAGAAGCGCCAACAGGATGAGGCCGCCAAGCGCCTGCGCGAGCAGGGCCCGAACTTCAGCAACGAGGCGGGCGACATGTTCCGGCAGCGCGCCAAGGAGATCATGCCCGACCCCGCGACCACGCACGCGAGCGAGCAGGTCGTGGCCGGCGTCTCGCAGTTCGCGACCCAGGCCATCGGCTACGCGGCCACGACCGGCCCGGCCGCGCCGTTCCTGCTGGGCGCCGACGTGGGCATGGCCGAGGCCGACAAACTCAAGCAGCAGGGCGTGGACTTTGAGACTCGGACGAAGGCCGGCCTCGTGTCCGGCGCGGTGGCCGGTGTCTCCGTCGCGCTGCCCGTGGCGGTGCCCGGCTCGGTGGCGAAGACTGCCGCGCTGGTCGCAGTCGGCGGCCCGGGCGGGTTCGTGGCGCAGAACGCCGCCGAGCGCGCCATCCTGAACAACGCCGGGTACAAGGACATCGCCAGCACCTACGATCCGCTCGACCCCGTGGGCCTGGCGCTGTCGACACTGGTGCCGGCCGGCTTCGGCGCGGTGGCCGTGCGCGGCGCGCGCACGAAAGCGGCGCCGACGCTGAAGGAGGTGGTGCTCGGCATCGAGAGCAACGGGCAGCGCTACGACGCCAAGGGGAACGTGCTGACCTCGCCCAAGGGCGCCAAGGGCGAGATGCAGGTCATGGACGGCACCAATCTGGACCCGGGATTCGGCGTCCGTCCGGCGGCCGACAACAGCCTCGCCGAGCGCGCCCGCGTGGGCAGCGACTACCTCGACGCCATGCTCAAACGCTACGGCAGCGAGGACAAGGCCATGGCCGCCTACAACGCCGGCCCGGGGGCGCTCGACAAGGCGCTCGCGCGCGCGGCGAAGGAGGGCGGGGACTACCTGCGGTTCCTGCCCGAGGAGACGCAGGCCTATGTCACCAAGGGCATGAAGCGGCTTGGCGAGGAGCGTACGAACGCTGGTGCGCGCGAGGCCATCGCCCGCGATCCTGACCTCGTGGCTGCGGCCCGCGTACGCCAGACGCTCAACGCGATCGACAGCTACCGCCTTAGCGGCGACGGCGACATTGCCGGCATGTCGCGGCACCAGGACGCCATGGAAGCCGCCCACGACCAGCTCGCCCGCGGCGAGCCCGTGAGCGTGTCCGACCTGCTGGCGCTGGATTCCGTGCGCGCCGGCCGCCTGCTGGACGACCAGATCGCCGCAGGCGAAGCCCAGCGCGCCTCCCTGCTCGGTGAAGCCGGGAACATCGCCGACGCCGGCCAGGTGCGCCAGATCCGCGCTGAGCTCGATCAGGTGAAGACGCAGCGCCCGGACGACAGCGCCGCGGCCATCAAGGCGCGCGCGAAGGAGCTGCAGGAATCCGACCAGCTGAGCTACAAGCAGGCCCAGGCTGCGGCCCGCAAGGAGATCGCCTCGGCGCTGGAGACGCACGATGCGCAGATCCAGCGGCTGAATGGCTTGCTCGACCAGAACGCGCGGGCGCAGCGCGCCGCTGAGGATGTCGGCCGGGTGGATGCAGAACTGGCCAGCCTTCGGGAGCAGCGCGCGGAACTGGATGTGCCGGCCACGTCGCCCCGCTCGCTGGCGCTGGCCCTGAACGAGGCTTTCCGGCCGCCGCCGGCGCCGCGCGTGCGCACCGCAGTGGAAGCGCAGCCGCGCGCCACCGGCCGGCAGATGCTGGCTGCGGCAGGGGAATCGACGCCCGCGGCGACGGCTCCGGCCCGCGGTGTCAGCGCTGGCGAGCCTGCTATCAATTCAGGAAAACCAGCCGAGTCGGCGCCCGCGGACACAGCCGCCCTTGACCGCCAGGCCGCCGAGGTCGCGGACCTGCAGCCCGACCTCATGGTGCAACTCGAAGGCATGGACAAGCCCGTGCGCGCGGCCGACTTGCTCGAGCAGGTGAAGAAGGAGGCGGCTGACGAAACCCGCGATGCGTCGCTGATAGACGTGGCGGCGAACTGCTTCCTACGCAGTAGCTGAGGCGACGAGCATGACCAGCGACAACACGGCCGCCGCGCCGACCATCAGGGCGAGAACCTTCCAGTACGCCTTCGTGGCTTCCCATGCGTCCTGCCAGCGCCCGCGCGCGGCCCAAGCGGACAGCGGGATCGGCGCGAACAGCACGGCAATGCCCGCGAGGAACAACAGAAAGGACTGCATGTGAAGCCCAATTGTGTCACCGCCGTACAAGAGGCGGCGAAAAAGCTGGGGCGCAACGCCCTGACGGCCGCTCAGCTGCAGGCCATCGACGACCGCATCAACGCCACGATGCGCCGCCTTGCCCGCAGCGATCCGGACTGGCAGGCCAAGAGCACCGACCAGCGCGTCATCGAGGCCGCGCAGGCCGCCATGGCCGACATCCAGGCCGAGGCCGCGCGCAAGGTGGCGAACGCCCAGCGCCAGATCCTGAAGACCGCGGCCACCGACATCCGCATCACCGAAGGCATGGCTCAGTTCAAGGAAGGCCGCAGCCGCGCCCTCGTGAACGACATCGACAACACCGGCCACTACATCAACGGGATCAAGCAGGAAGCCGTGGGCAACATGGTCGACCTGATGGAGGCGGCCAAGACGGGCGAGGGCGCCGGCTTCGGGCGCCGCGTCATGATGTTCCTGTTCGACGCCGACAACCCGCGGATGACGCGCGACCTGGCCACCGAGATCTATCGCAACGGCGACGGCAGCACCGGCAACAAGATCGCGGCCGAGGGCGCGAAGGCATACCTGAATGTGATCGAGGGCCTGCGCCAGCGCTTCAACAGCGCCGGCGGCGACGTGGGGCGGCTGGAGTACGGCTACATCCCCCAGCCGCACGACGCCGCCAAGGTGCGCGGAGCCGGCGACGCCGCGGCGCGCGAGGCGTGGGTCGACCGCATTGCGCCCCTGCTGGACCGCTCGCGCTACGTGCTGGAGGACGGGTCGCGCATGGGGGACGCGGAGTTCCGCGCGCTGCTCGGCCGGGCCTGGGAGACGATCAGCAGCGACGGCGCGAACAAGCGCGAGCCTGGCGCCTTCGGCGGCAACGGCGCGAAGGCCAACGCCGGCAGCGAGTCGCGGCAGATCCACTTCAAGGACGCCGACAGCTACATGGCCTACATGAAGGACTTCGGCACCGGCAGCATGTACGACGCGGTGATCGGGCACGTGGGCCGGATGGCGCGCGACATCGGGCTGATCGAGCGATACGGTCCGAATCCGAACTCGCAGATGCGCCTGCAGTTCGACCTGGCCGACCGGGCAGACGGTGGCATCAAACGCGACTTCGGACTGCGCCCGCAGAGCTACTGGGACCAGCTCAACGGAACGGCCGGCACGCCGCAGAGCGCGAAGCTCGCGCAGCTCGGCACCGACGCGCGCAACATCCAGACGTTCGGCAAGCTGGGAAGCGCGGTGATCTCCAGCATCACCGACCTGGGCACCTTCATGACGACGACCGGCTACAACAAGCTCGGGTACTGGGACGCCATCGCCAACCTCGGCAAGACGGCCGCCAGCAAGGACGCGCGCGACTTCATGACCACGCACGGGATCATCGCCGAATCGATGATCGGAGACATGAATCGCTGGACGGGCGACAACATCCGCCAGACCTGGAGCGGGCGGCTCGCGAACAGCACCATGAAGCTATCCCTGATGAACGCCTGGACCGACACGCTGCGCCGCGCGTTCTCTCTCACGATGATGCAGGGCTTGGCCCGCATGTCGAAGACGGAATGGGGCAAGCTGACCGAGTGGGACCGCACGCTGATGGAGCGCCGCGGCATCACCGAGGCCGACTGGCAGGTGATCACGAAGGCCGACCTCACCGAGTTCGGTGGCAAGCAGCATCTCACGCCAGAGGCGATCCGGGCCACGAACGACGACCGCGCGAGCGAGGTGGTGGCCAAGGTGCTCGGCCTGATCCAGAACGAGAGCGAGTTTGCCGTGCTCAATCCAGACCTCGCGACGAAGACTCTGGCCAGCGGTGGCGCTACGCAGCGCGGCACCGTGCGCGGCGAGCTCGCGCGCAGCGTCATGCAGTTCAAATCGTTCCCCATCGCCATGGTGTCGCGCCACTGGCGCCGCATGCTGGAGGCGCCGCAGGTCACGGACGGCAGCGCGCCGGTTCTGGCCAACCGGGTGATGTACGCGGGCGCGCTCATGGTAACCACCACCGCCCTCGGCGCTATCGCGCTGCAGGCGAAGCAGTTGGTGGCCGGCAAAGACCCGATCGACATGCAGGGGCCGCACGCGGGCAAGTTTTGGACAAAGGCAGTTGCCCAAGGAGGCGGCCTCTCTATCGTCGGAGATTTCTTGCTGGCCGATTCAACAGACCAGCCCGGCGGATTCGTTTCGAACGCGGCGAAGTCTGTGCTGGGGCCGGCTCTTGGCTCTGTCTTCGAACTTGCATCTATCGGGAAGACCAACATCGACCGCAAGCTCGCAGGAAAGACGACCCACACGGCAGCCGAATCGCTGCAGTGGGCGCGCGCGAACACGCCCTACACCGGCATCTGGTACGCGCGCGCCGCGCTTGACCACGCCGGCCTGCACGCCCTGCAGGAGAACCTGAGCCCGGGCTACCTCGGGAAGATGAAGGCGCGGTCGGCCAAGGACTTTGGGCAGTCCTACTGGTGGAACCCCGGCACCGGCATGCCAGACCGCGCGCCCGATTTCGGAAAGGCGGTGGGTCAATGAAGCAAGAGCAATTCGAGCGTCTTCAGGCGCTGCACGAGAAGCTGGTCGACGTGTTCCTCGACGAGGCCGACCCCGACAAATGGCCCGGCACTGGCGTCGCGGTCGCGAGCTGGGACCAACAGACCCGCGGGGATCGCTACTGGGTCAAGAAGAACGCTGTGGCCACCATCGCGCTGACGCAGCGCATCCAGTCGCTGGTCACTGTCGTGCGCCATGCCACCGCAGCCGGCGGCGGTGAGGAGACGCCTGAGGCCGTGACCGATCCGCAGGACGACCTGGACAAACAGGTAGCCGACGCTGAGAAGGAGGCCGCGAAGTTGCTGGCCAACCTGCAGAACCCGAAGGCGAAGGCGGACTTCGACAGGAAGGTGCATGGAAAAGCGTGAGATCAGTTTTCTCGCCTTCTTCCTGATCTGGGCCAAAGCCCGCAACTGGGTGGTGCCGGACGTGCATGTCCGCGCGTGCCACTGGCTCGAGCACCGCGGTTCGCTGGCGGTGCTGCGCTGCTTCCGCGGCTTCGGCAAGTCCACCATCCTCGCCGTCTACAACGCCTGGCGCTACTACTGCGACCAGACCTACCGCATCCTCCATCAGTCCGAAGCGGACAAGACCGCGTACAAGACCAGCCGCGACACGCAGTACGTGCTGCGCAACCATCCGCTGACGCGCGGCATGCTGCCGCCAGGGCAACTGTCCGTCGAGGCGTGGTGGCTCACCGGATCGTCGGACCCGCGGAATGCCTCGATGTACGCCAAGGGCATCCTGTCGAACGTCACGAGCGCGCGCGCCGACGAGTGCCAAAACGATGACGTGGAGGTGCCGCGCAACATCGGCACGCCCGAGGCGCGCGAGAAGCTGCGGTATCGCCTCGGCGAGCAGACGCACATCCTGGTCCCGGGCGGGCGGCAACTCTACATCGGCACGCCGCACACGCACGACAGCCTCTACGACGAACAGGAGAAGCTGGGGGCCGACTGCCTGACGATCCGCATGTTCGAACGCGAGCACCGCACCGAGAAGCCGGCGATGGTGATCGACCCTGGCTTCGCGCCCGAGTTCATCTTCGTGGGGATCGGCCGTGGCGCGCGGTGCCTCGTCGTTGGCATCGACTACCAGCTGATCGGCACCCAGGTGCACTTCGCCGGAATGCCGGAAGGGGTCGTCGACTGCTATGCCGGCAGCGCCTGGCCGGAACGATTCGACCGCGCTGAGATGGAGCAGCGCCGGCGCAAGACGAGAACCCTGAACGAGTGGGATAGCCAGTACCAGCTGCACAGCAAGCCCATCGGTGAGATCCGGCTGGACCCCGAGAAGATCATCCCCTATGAGATGAAGCCGGTCCTGAAGCGCGCGAACCGGGAAGCCATGCTGATGCTGGGCAATGTGCGCATCGTGAGCGCCGCGTGCCGCTGGGACTGCGCCATGGGCAAGATCGACACGGACGCCTCGGCAATCTCGCTGGTCTACAGCGATGCGGCCGGGCGGCTGTACTGGCAGTTCGCGATCGGCCTCACCGGCGACATCGACGAGCAGTGCGAGAGCATCCGCAAGCTGGTGATCGAGTACCACATCCCGAGCGTGACGGTTGAGACGAACGGCCCGGGAGGCTTCGTGCCGCCGATCCTGCGCAAGCACCTGCGCGGCCAAGGGGGGAAGAAGCCGCTGCCAGCCGTGGCGTGCGGCGTGGTGGAGGACCACGTGGGCACGAACAAGAACAAGGACATCCTCGACGCCTTCGAAGCGCCCATGTCCATCGGCGCACTCTGGGCGCATGTCGACGTCCTCGACGGCCCGATGTGGGACCAGATGAAGGACTGGAACCCCGCCGTCACTACCCAGCCGGACGACTACCTGGACTCGGGCGCGAGGGCGATTCGGGCCAATCCCGTGCGGATCGGCAACGGGCACAGCGCCGGGATTCCGGCAGCGGTCGAGCGTGCAATCTGGCGGCCAGATTCTGGCGTCCATGAAGTCACGCTGGAGGCCTCTGAATGACCGTCCCCGTCCAAACCCCCGTGTCGAACCACATCGGCAACGGCATCACCACCTCCTTCGCCTACGGGTTCAAGCTGCTCGATGAGGTCGACATCAATGTTTCCGTCGACGGGGTTGTTCTGAGCCTGGGCGTCGACTACACGGTGACAGGGGTCGATGTTGAAGCCGGCGGCACGGTCGTCTTCGCGGTCGCACCCGCGGCCCTGAGCGCCGTGGCCCTCGTGCGGCGCGTGGCGCTCAACCGGCTCACGGACTACCAGTACTCAGGGGATTTCCAGTCCGACACCGTGAATCGGGATTTCGACCGCATGGTGATGATGCTGCAGGACAGCGGCCTCGCGCTCGCGAACACGATTCGCCTCCCTCCTGGTGATGCGGCCAGCGGCGTGCTCCCCGACGCTGCAGGGCGTGCACTCAAGGGCCTGGCCTTCGATGCCGAAGGCGATCTCTTCCTGACCGCTGCGGCTGGCAACGCTGATGTGCTCGCCGCGGCCCTCGGCTCGTCCAGCACCGCATCGCAAGGCGGGGGCCTGGTGGCCTACGATTCCTCCAAGAGCTATGCCGCAGGCACCGTCGGGAAGGGGATCAAGGATGCGGCGCAGGCCGGGGCCGATGCTTCGGCCACCGCCGCCGGCGCGGTCACGAACATCAACACGTACAAGACCGATATCGCCGACCTCACCAACTCGGCGAAAGGCGCGGCCCTTGTGGCGTACAAGACGACGTACACCGGCGGCGTGGGGCGCTCGCTGGCTGCAAAGCTCGCCGACACCCTGAGCGTCAAAGACTTCGGCGCCGTGGGCAACGGCGTGGCTGATGACACCACCGCGCTGCAGGCCGCCATCAACGCAGCGAACGCCAGCGGCAAGGTCGTCTATCTGCCCGCCGGCATCTATCGGACGACCTCGGTTCTGTCCGTCACGAAGGGCATTCGCATCACCGGCGACGGCGCCAGCCCTTACAACCCGCAGATCGGCACGGTAGGAGGCGGCTCGTGGCTGCACTTCGACCACATGGGCAACGGCATCTATGTGCTGCAGTCCGGCAACTTCACGTCTGGCGTGCGTTTCGACAACTTCGGGACGCGCCGCACGCAGCCCGCGCCGGCGCCAGGATGGACGCCGACCGCCTACGACTACGACATCGTGGTCGATAACTCGGACGTCGACATCAGCGACTTCGTGCTCCTGAATCCCGCCAAGGGCATCAAGCTGATCAACGGCAACGCCGGCCGGCTCATGATCAACCGGCTTCGCGGGCAACCGCTCATGACCGGCATCCGAATCGAAGAATGCTTCGACGTGGTGCACTTCAACCAGATCCACTTCTGGCCGTTCTGGCAGATCGACAGCCGCGTCACCGACTACACGTTGATCAACAGCAACGCCTTCGAGTTCTTCCGCTGCGACAACCCGCTGCTGTCGAACATCTTCACGATCCTCTACAAGGCCGGCATCTACATCGGGCAGGGCACGACGGGCACGGTGTCGAAGATGCACCTGGTAAACGGCGACTTCGACGCCGGCACCTATGGCATCTGGGTGGGCGCCGCATCGAACGGCGCCACCGGGCAATTCAACAACGTCACCAGCGAGCCGAAGCCGGGCATCGCGAACACCTACGGCATCTACGTCGAAGGGTCCAATGCGCTGCTCGACTTCGGGCTCGTTGGCCTGAACAACACCCGCAACAACGCGGTCCGCGTCAACGGCTCCAACAACGAGTTGCGCTTCGCATCCCTGACGGTGAAGGGCTACGACCTGGGCGCGCAGAACTTCCCTGCGATCGAGGCCCTGAACTCCAACATCGTGCGTTTCGCGCAGACGCCGTACATCATCAACGGTGGCGGTTCCGGCGGGCGTTTCGCGGAGGCCACGGGCGCGATCTACTCTCCGGAATGGCGCAGCTTCGCGCCGTCGGTCACGCCTTCATCGGGGACGATCAGCGCTTTCGGCACGGTGTCGGGCCGGTTCATGCGGCACGGCAATTCCTGCAAGGTGGCGGTCGACATCTCGATCACCACCAATGGCACCGGCGCCGGTGCGATCAACGTTCAACTGCCGGTCACCGCCCAGTTCCAGGCGACCGGCGCCGGGCGGGACGTGAACGTCGGCGGGAACATGCTGTCGTTCAACTTCAACGGCAACACTGGCGGCATCCTGAAGTACGACAACTCGTACCCGGCCGCAAACGGCAGTCGCCTGGTTGCTACGGGCGAGTATCCGATTTCGTGAGGCGCTAAATGAAGCACGACTTGAGCGACATCGTGAAACTCGACCCGACGACCACGGATCTCGGAGAGCTGCGGGACAGAGTTGGCAACCTCGAGGAGGGATTCGGCACCTTCCAGACCGAGCTCGCCGAAAACACTGCGGCCACGAAGCGCATCGAAGGCAATACGGCGGAGCTGATCGAGGCATTCGCCAACGTCAAGGGCGCGTTCAAGGTGCTCAACTGGATCGGCAAGTTCGCGCGACCGTTGGGTTATATCGCTGGCCTGCTCGCCGCGGTGGCCAGTCTGTGGACCGCCTATAAGACCGGCACGACGGTCACGCCGAAATGAACGCCAAGGCCAGACTCATCGCCAAGGTGGGTGCCGTTGCAGCAGCGGCGGCCGTGGCTTTCGTGGCTGGCAAGGAAGGCACGGTGCCGCGCACCTACCTTGATCCGATCGGCATCATCACCGCGTGCACCGGGCACGTGGACCCGACCCTGAAGCTCGGCACGACCTACACCGCCGAGCAGTGCCGCGACATGCTCTACGAGGACCTGGCCAAGCATGCCGACGACCTCGATTGCATCAAGAAGCCGCTCACGGACAACCAGAAGGTTGCGTTTCTGTCGTTCACGTTCAACGTCGGCCGGCCTGCTTTCTGCGGGTCGACCCTCGTGCGCAAGGCCAACGCTGGCGACATGGCCGGCGCGTGCGCCGAGCTGTCGCGCTGGGTCATGGCCGGCGGGCGGCAACTGCCTGGCTTGGTGAGCCGCCGCGCGGCTGAGCGCGCGTTGTGCGAGACGCCATGAGATGCATCGCCTGCGGCAGAGAGGGCCACGTGGCTGCGAACTGCCCGCGCGAATTCTGGAAGCTCAAGCTATGCCGCTGACCTGGGCGCTATCCAACTGGAAGCTGCTCGGTCTTGCCGTGCTGCTGGCGCTGCTGGGCCTGCAGACGGTGCGCGTGTCCGAGCTGCAGCAGGCCGCCGCTGAGCGCCGCGCCGTCGACGCTGAGAGCCAGCGCTTGGCCGAGCGTGCGCAGCGCACCGAAGAACAGCGCCGCACCGCGGCAGTCGCCCAGGAGGCCTCCAATGCTCAGACCCGCATCGCTTCTCTCGAAGATGACCTGCAGCGCGCTCGCGCTGCTTCTGACGGCGTGCGCAGTGCAGCCGCCGGCGCCGCCGGTCGAGCCCGCGCGAATTCCTGCCCTGCCGCCGCAGGCACGCGCCAGCATGGTGACGACGCCCTCGGGCTGCTCGTTGACGTGCTCGGCCGGGCTGACCAACGCGCGGGAGAGCTGGCGGAATACGCTGACCGGCTCCGGATTGCCGGCGTTGCCTGCGAGCGCTCCTACGACGCGCTGACCACAACTCAGAGAAGGTAGCGCAGCGTCGAAACCGCGACGCCAACGCGCCGGTTATCGTCCAGCCCTTCGATCACTTCGGAGATCGTGACCGGCTTGCAGCCGATGCTGAGCGATCCGTATCGCGCTCCCAGCGGCACGGACACTGCGCGCACTTCTCCCGGCTCCATGGTGACAGGCACGACGTTCGATCCGGCGACCAGATCGACACGCCGAGTCATCGGCAGGAAGTTGTGCAGCTTCACCTCAACGCTGCGCGCGCGCTTGGTCTGGTCGAGGCCGACCGACGCCGTGCCGCGTGTCCACCGCGTTTTCCCCTCGCCGTCGAACCAGCCATCATCCTGCGCGGTCGACTCCACGAGGAGCGAGGGGTCGCCCAGGTCGATCACCTCGCCTGCTAGCACGCCGGTGTAGATGTCGCCCCGGTCGGTTGCCGGGCACTTTCTGAACCGCACGAGCCAGCCGGTGCGCATCATCTGCTCCACCAGGTACTCTCGCTGGAATCCCAGCTCGCACCATCCGTAGGTCCGTATCGCACGCAAGGAGAGCCCATCCAGGCGCGGCCCCCAGGCGAAGGGCACGATCTTGCGCCAGTAGCTGTCCTTCGCGATGACGGGCTCGCCGGCCAGCAACAGCCGGCCTTCGGGCTTCAGCACGTCGCGCAAGCGCAGCAACGTGTCGGCATGGTCGAGGCTGTGGTGGAAGGCCTCGTAGAACAGCACGCGGTCGAATTTCTTGCCGGGCACCGGATCGCCGAACAGGCCCTTCACGGTGTTGATCTTGATCCCCATGGCCTGGGCCTGGCGGTCGATGATGCGCAGGTAGCGCTCGTCGATGTCGATGACCGAGACGTCGCAACCCATGCGAGCCAGGGCGAGGGCGATCTGGCCATCACCCGCACCGTACTCCAGCACCGCATCGCCGGCGCGGACCTCCATCGCGGTGATGATCGCGCCCGCGGCGCTGAGCGAATCGCCCACCATGCGGCTGTCGTTGTAGCGGTAGATTGATGGGGTGTAGGGGCCTTCAGCGAAGCCGTCTAAGAAGTCGGAGCGCTCGTTCTCGGCCGCGTTGTAGCCGGCGGTGCCCGAAAGGGAGGCGAGGAATTTGCGGCATGCACTCAGGTGCTGCTCGCCGAAGGGGTCGTTCTGCAGCATGGCCGGCGGCACACCTTCGGCGCTCAGGTAGACATCGCATAGCCGATCGATGCGGGACATCTCGTCCGGCAGTTGCTCGATCTCCTCCTGCATCGCCGCGAATTGCTCGAGCGAGCTGATAGCCGTCTTCATCATCGCCTCCAGGGTTATGTCGGCATGTTACATGTCTTGCCTCTTTGCTCCCGCGCTGGCGCCGCTGGAGAGCGCGGGCGCTGTGCTCAGTCGGCCATGTCGTCATCATTCACATCGAACCCACTGGACGACCGCGGCGCATGGCGCTCCATCGCTGCATAGCCAGTCTCCATCTCGACGACGCACCACCAGGTCTGGATGGTCTTGATGGACTTGCTCTTCGCGCCGCGCGCTGTGATCTCGTAGCCGGCGATCATGATGCCGCCCTCCTTGATGGCCAGGATGCGGGCGTATTGGAGGGGGAGCAGCACGTCGCTCTCCAGGCTCTTGATGTTCAGCAGCCGAGCCTGCATCGTGCGGCCCCAGTAGGCCGGATCGGCGCGTCGGTAGTCGAGGTAGCCGACGAAGCCCGGCTGGCCGGCTACCCTTGAGCGGGGCAGCCAGTTCCCGTTCTTTCGGAGCTGGACGACATGGCAAAGCAC